CCCTTCCCGATGGAAGAGCGCCTCAATGTGCCATTCCAAGCAGTTCAAATCGCACTGCCGGAAATCCCGGACGGGCACCGTGCCCGCTGGGTCTCGCCACTCAAGCCGGTGCAGCCGAATTACGACACGGTCGGCGCATGGATCATCGAAAAGATTCCGTCGCCTGAACCGGCCGAAGAGTCGGCTGGCGAATCCCCGGCGTAAGCCTAATCCGAACCACTAGGAGTTATCACTATGGCAGCTGACTACCACCATGGCGTGCGCGTCATCGAAATCAATGAAGGCACGCGGCCCATCCGCACCATCTCCACCGCCGTTATCGGCGTCATCGTCACGGCCGACGATGCCGATGCGGAGACTTTCCCGCTGGACACCGCCGTGCTCATCACCAATGTCGTCGCGGCACAGGCCAAGGCCGGCAAGCGGGGCACCATGCGGCGCGTGCTGGAAGCCATTGCCGCACAGGCCAAACCGCTAGTGGTGCTGGTGCGCGTGGCTGAAGGCGACGACGAAGCCGAGCAAACCAGCCTGGTAATCGGCGGCGTCTCGGCCGATGGCCGCTATACCGGTGCCAAGGCCCTCTTGGCAGCACAAGCCAAGCTCGGTATCAAGCCACGTATCCTGGGCGCGCCTGGTCTGGACACCAAGGCGGTGACCAACGCGATGGCCTCCCTGGCGCAGACCCTGCGCGCGTTCGTCTACGCATCGTGCTGGAACTGCGCCACCGTGGTGGCCGCCACCGCCTACCGTGCGGAGTTTGGCCAGCGTGAAGTCATGCTGATCTGGCCCGAATTCGTATCGTGGGATACCACCTCGAACGCGGATGCCAGTATCTCGGCCGTGGCCTATGCGCTGGGCCTGCGTGCCAAGATCGACGAACAAACCGGTTGGCACAAGACCCTGTCCAACGTGGTGGTGAACGGTCCGACCGGCATCAGCCGTGACGTGTTCTGGGATCTGCAAGACCCGGCGACGGACGCCGGCGTGCTCAACGCCAAGGAAGTGACCACCCTCATCAATATGAGCGGCTATCGCTTCTGGGGCTCGCGCACCTGCGAAATCCAGGGCGGCTACTTCCCCTTCGAGAACTACACCCGCACCGCGCAGGTGCTGGCCGACACCATTGCCGAGGCGCATATGGTCTATGTCGACCTGCCGATGACGCCCTCGCTCGTCAAGGATCTGGTGGCCAGCATCAATGCCAAGTTCCGGTCCCTGAAGGCCAGCGGCTACATCATCGACGGTGAAGCCTGGTTCGATGAGCAGTTCAACGACAAGGACACCTTGAAGGCCGGCAAGCTCACCATCGACTACGGTTACACGCCGGTGCCGCCCGTGGAAAACCTGCTGTTCCAGCAACGCATTACCGACCAATACCTGGCCGACTTCGCCGCACGCGTCGCGGCTTGATGGAGCGGCGGCCGGACTGCTGGCCGTCTCCCTGACCACAAATCATAGGAGCAAGACATGGGCATGCCCCACAAACTGAAGGATTTCAACCTGTTCGAGAACGGCATCAGCTTTGCCGGCATGGCCACGGAGGTGACCTTGCCGAAGCTGTCGCGCAAGATGGAGGAATACCGCGCGGGCGGCATGTCTGGCCCCGTCTCCGTGGACCTGGGCCAAGAAGCCATCCAGCTGGAGTGGACCGCCGGCGGTCTGGTCAAAGAAGCACTGAAGCAATACGCGGCCAAGTCCCATGGCGCCGTACAACTACGCTTCGCAGGCGCTTACCAGAACGACGATGACGGGGCCGTGCAGGCGGTGGAAATCATCGTGCGCGGCCGCTATAAAGAGGTGGATATGGGCAATGCCAAGGTGGGCGATGACACCTCGCACAAGTTCAGCATGCCCCTGAGCGCCTACAAGCTCACCATCGACAACGAAGTGATGTTCGATTTCGATTTCATGAACGGTATCGAGATCGTCGGCGGCGAAGATCGCCGCGCCGACATCCGCAAGGCCATCGGCCTGTAATGGCCAGGCGGCATTCCGCCGCCTGCCTCTACCAATTCCCTATCTGACAAGGAAACACCATGACCACCACCACCGCACCCGCTACCAAGATCGAAACCGTCGTCATCGAGCTGGACGAGCCGCTGACGCGCGGCAATACCCAAATCAGCGAACTGACCCTGCGCCGCCCCAAGTCCGGTGCCCTGCGTGGCGTCAGCCTGATGGATCTCATGAACATGAATGTGAGCGCCCTGCAGGTGGTTTTGCCGCGTATCAGCGAACCCGCGCTGACGCAGTTCGATGTCGCCGCCATGGACCCCGCCGACCTGATCAAGTGCGGCATGGAGGTCTCTGTTTTTTTGGCACCGAAGGCGGACCGCGTCTTGGTCTCCCAATCGAAGTAGAAGACGCCATGGCGGACATCGCGACGGTGTTTCACTGGCCACCGGCCGCGATGGATGACTTGAAGCTGGCAGACCTCATGAAATGGCGCGAGCGCGCCCGAGTAAGAAGCGGGGCAGAGTAAATGGCAAATGAACTGAAAATGCAGGTGGTATTCTCCATGATGGAGAAAATCACCGCCCCGCTGAAGAAGATTGCCGGCGGCGCCCGTGACACCGGCAAAGCACTGAAGGACACCAGCGACCGCCTGCGGGAGCTGAACAAGCAGCAGAGCGACCTCAACGGCCTGCGTGACCTGCACCAGGGCATGCGCAAGACGAATGCCGAATTGGCCACCGCGCAGCAGCGCGTCGCCGAGCTGGCGGCCAGGATGAAGAGCACCGAGAATCCGACCCGCGCGATGACGCGCGAATTCAATGCGGCGGTGCGCAGCGTCAAGTCCCTGCAGGAGGCCAGCGAGCGACAAGGTACGCAGTATCGCGCCTTGCGCGAACGCCTGGCCGATGCCGGCATTGGCTCGCGCCAGCTCGCCACCGCGCAGACCTGGCTCAAGAACAGCATCGCCGCCACTAATGCCGAATTGGCCGACCAGCAAAAGAAGCTGGCCGCCAGCAATCGTCAGCAGCAGGTTATGGCCAATGCGCGCCAGCGCGCCGACAAGCTGCGCAGTACGGCCGGCGGCTTGGCAGCGGCCGGCGTCGGTGCCACGGCCAGTGGCGCCGCGATGGGCGCACCGATGCTGGCCGGACTGAAAGAGGCCAAGCACTACGAAACCGAGAACGGCCGCGTGCGGGCGCTCGGCCTGGGGCCGGCGGCGACCGCCGAGGCGATCAAGTTCGCGCGCGACATGAAGACCTACGGCACCAGCCAGCTCGACAACCTGCAATTGCTGCGCGACGGCATCACGGCCTTTGGTGACACGCACCACGCCGAAATGGTCGCGCCGATGATGGCCAAGATGAAATTCGGCAATCACGCTTTCTACGGGGAAGCCGAGGGCGCGGAGAACGAGCGCAAGTTCATGGACATGCTGAAGGTCATCGAAATGCGCAACGGCACCAAGGACATCGGCACCTTCTCCAAGCAGGCCAACATGGTGCAGCAGGTGCTGACCGCCACGGGCGGCCGGGTCGGCCCGGGCGAGTGGCTGAACCTGATCAAGACCGGCGGTATCGCGGCCAAGGGCATCAAGGACGAAGCCTTTTATTACCAGCTCGAATCCCTGGTGCAGGAAATGGGCGGCAACCGGGTCGGCACCTCGATGATGAGCGCTTACCAGAACCTCTATCAGGGCCGCACCACCAAGCGTTCCATTGCCATGCTGTCGGACCTGGGCCTGATCGGCGACCAATCCAAGGTCAAGCATGACAAGGCGGGCCAGGTCTCGTTCCTGAATCCAGGCGCCATCAAGGGCGCGGATCTGTTCCGCGAGAACCAATTCGAATGGATGGAGAAAGTGCTCTTGCCGCAGTTGGCCAGCAAGGGCATCACCGATGAGAAAGGCATCCTTGACGCCATCGGCGGGATCTTCTCGAACCGCACGGCGGCGCAGCTCTTCTCCACCATGTACCAGCAGCGCACGCAGATCCACAAGAACGAGAAACTAAACCGGGGCGCCGCCAATATCGACGAGCTCGACAAGCTCGGGCGCGACACGGCCAGCGGCAAGGAACTGGAGACCCTGGCCAAGGTGGCGGACTTGAAACTGGAGCTGGGCACCAAGATTCTGCCGCTCTACGCTTCTGGCCTGCAGATGGCTACCAATGCCGTCCAGGCGCTGACCGGCTTCATGGAGCGCAATCCCGCCACGGCCAAGGCCATGATCGTGGGCTTCTCCGCCATCGCGGCCATCATGGTGGTAATGGGGCCGCTGATGCTGGCCCTGGCGTCCGTCATCGGCCCGTATGCCATGTTGCACGTCCTGTTCGCCAAGATCGGGCTGCAGGGAAATTTGCTCATGCCGATCCTGCGCGGCGTTGGCACGGTCTTCATGTGGCTGGGACGGATCTTCTTGATGAACCCGATTGGCCTGGCGGTGACCGCCATCGCTGCCGCTGCCTATCTGCTGTACCGCAATTGGGAACCCATCGCCGGTATCTTCGGCAACCTGTGGCAGCAGGTACGCGGTGCCTTCGCGGGCGGCCTGGCCGGAATTGGCGCGCTGATCTTGAATTGGTCACCAGCAGGCCTGTTCTACCAGGCATTTGCCGGTGTCATGAGCTGGTTCGGTATCGAGCTGCCGGCCAAGTTCACCGAGTTCGGCGCAATGATCCTGCGCGGCCTGGTCAACGGCATCACCAGCGGCATTGGAGCCGTGAAGGATGCGGTGCTGGGTGCCGGTGCCAGTGTCATAAGCTGGTTCAAGGAAAAGCTCGACATCCATAGCCCGAGCCGGGTCTTTGCGGAGCTGGGCGACTACACCATGCAGGGCCTGGCCGTGGGCCTGAATCGTGGCCAGGACGGGCCGCTGTCCACGGTCAGCAGCCTGGCGGGCAAGCTGGCCAGCGCGGGCGCGGCCGTGGCCATTGGCGCGGGCAGCATGCCAGCGATGGCCTTTGACAGCCGACCGCCGCTCAGCGCTGCAGGCGGGCAGCCTGTCGTCTACCAGGGCGACACCGTGCAAATCATCATCCAGCCGGCACCCGGTATGGATGAGCAAACGATCGCACGCGCGGTGGCCGCCGAGCTGGACCGTCGCGACCGCATGAAGGCGTCGCGCCAGCGCTCGAACCTCGCAGATTGGGATTAAGGAAAAAATCATGATGATGATCCTGGGAATGTTTGTCTTCAGCCTGCCTACGCTGGCCTATCAGGAACTGCAGCGGCAGACGCAATGGAAGTTCGCCAGCAATTCGCGGGTGGGCCGGCGTGACGCCCTGCAGTTCACCGGTAAAGGGGATGACGCCATCACTTTGTCGGGTTGGATCGCGCCGGAGCTGACCGGTAGTGCCTTCTCGCTGGATGCCCTGCGCCTGATGGCCGATACCGGGAAGAGCTGGTTCCTGATCCAGGGTACGGGCCGCATCTATGGTTCGTATGTGATCGAGAGCATGGACGAAGGACGCACTGTGCTGGATGGCTATGGGGACGCAAAGCGTATCGAGTTCACCATCAAGTTGAAGCGCACCGATGATAGTGTGCTGTCGTCGCTTGGCCTGGGCGATATCTCGGATCTGCGTAACATGGTGGACATCGACGGCGTCACGAACAGCATCGCCGACAAGGCGCGCGACGTCGTCGGTAGCGCCATCGATGGCGTTAAATCCACGGTCGGTGGCATCGTCGGTAAGTTCGGTGGCGCTGGCCAATGACCACCACTGCACCAGCCTTCCGCATTGTTATCGAGGACAAGGACATCAGCCGCCCTGTCTCCGACAGGCTCATGAGCATCACCTTGCGCGAATGCCGGGGTGATGAAGCCGATCAACTGGACATTGAGCTGGACGACGCCGACGGCAAGCTGAAAATCCCGCCCAAGGGTGCGAAGCTGAATTTCGCGCTTGGCTGGCTAGGTTCGCCGCTGGTCGACAAGGGCGCGTTCGTGGTCTCTGAGGTAGAGCACAGCGGTGCGCCGGATCGGCTCACCATCCGCGCCAGGTCGGCCAGCATGATTGATGCGTTTCGTCAGCAGCGAGACCGCAGTTTCCATGAGACTACACTCGGCGCCGTGGTGGATGCCATCGCCGCTGGCAATGGCCTGGCGTCCGGAATCTCGGCCGGGTTGCGCGGTATCTCCATCAAGCACCTGGACCAGACGCATGAGAGCGATTCCGCACTGCTGCGCCGCCTGGGCAAGAAATATGACGCGGTGGCTACAGTGAAGAATGACACGCTGCTGTTCATGCCGATCAATGAGAGTCGCACGGCCAGCGGCAAGCCGCTGCCGGTGGTGAAGGTGGTGCGTGCGCTGGGGGACCAGCACCGATATCACAGCTCTGAATCGGACGCCTACAGCGGCGTGCGCGCGTTCTGGATGGATGAGAAGTATGGGCGGCGGCGCAGTGTCGTCGCTGGCCAGGTCGGTAATAGCAAGCGCCTGCGCACCACCTTTGCGAACGAGGCCGATGCGCGCACTGCGGCTGTCGCCGAGTGGCAACGCATCGAGCGTGGGCTTGCGACCTTCGAAATGCAGCTGGCACTAGGAGATGCCAGCATCATGCCGCAGTCGCCCGTGGTGGTATCCGGTTTCAAGGCAGACATCGATGCCACGGAATGGCTATCGAAGTCCGTCACTCATTCCATCACCGGAAGCGGCTTTACGACGCGCATCGAGTTCGAAACCAAAACCGAACCTGCCGACACTGAGCGCGAGCTCGATCATGATCCAGAGGAAGGCATCACCGGCGTGAAAGCGGAATGGCACGACAAGGCAAAAAAGAAGAGCAACAAGGGCGCAGAGCTGGCAGGTAAGGCCGACAATGCCAAGACACTGAAACGGACCTATGCCACCAAGCAAAGTGCCAATCGCGCTGCCGCCCTGGAGTGGGCAAAAATCAAAGAGGTCCGCGAGATCATCGCAGAAAACAATATGGATTGATCAGGAGTGCGAAACGATTTTTACAATAACTCCAAGAGCCTCTTTTGCTGCAATATTTAGCGTTTCAATTGTCCCATCTTTAATGTATCCGTCTAAGGGCTTCAATGGGCACTGATGTGATTCAAAACAGTCTTATCCGAACGGACATGCTATCTAGCGCCGCACGGATGACGACGTAATAGCGTGCCCTAGCGCTGCTAAAAAACCTCATTTGCCCCATACGCAACAGACGAGTACACTGATCCGTGCCGACAGTCCGATATTGGCCATAGGTCCGACCGCTCAGCGATGCGATTGGGTACTCTCGGCCATGGATTTTACCGATCAATGCAGCGCGCGATAGTCCCTGTTGAGGTTGCGTTTTATGAAACCACCTGAAATTCCTGAAAATGAGCCCGAGCGCTTGCATGCGTTGCGTACGCTAAAAATCCTAGATACCTCGCACGAGGAACGGTTCGACCGGGTGACGCGCATGGCCAAGCGGATGTTCGGCGTACCCATTTCCCTGGTGAGCCTTATTGACGAAGACCGGCAATGGTTCAAGTCGGCCCAGGGCATAGAGGTCTCGGAGACGTCGAGGGAAGTTTCGTTTTGCGGACACGCTATCAACCAGGACGGCCTATTTATTATTCCTAATGCGATTGAGGACGAGCGGTTCCATGACAATCCTCTCGTCATCGACGCACCCAACATCAGGTTCTACGCCGGCTATCCGTTGAAACTCAGGCAAGGCATCAATATTGGGACGCTGTGTCTGATTGACTCCAAACCGCGTGAAATGGACGAAGAGGATCGCCAGCTGTTGCGGGACCTTGGTGCCATGATTGAGCAGGAAATTAAATCCATCCAGATGGCGACTTTAGACGCGCTGACGATGATTTCCAATCGCCTGGGATTTATGACACTGGTGGACCACAGCCTCAAAATCTGCCGACGAAATAAGCTTTCCGTCTCGTTGATGTTGTTTGACCTGAACAAGTTCAAGGCCATCAACGACACCTATGGACACCACGAAGGTGACTTTGCGTTGATCACATTCGCGAAGATCATGCTCAAATCGTTTCGGGAGTCCGACATAATCGCGCGGCTCGGCGGCGACGAGTTCGTTGTCATGCTGCTCGGTGCTAACGAACAAAGTATCCAGACGATCTTGGATCAGTTTAAGGTCTCCACCGATAACGTGAATAAGACCTTGAACAAGCCATACTCTATTCAATATAGCGTTGGATTTGCGCATTTCCCACACGATACTGACAAATCGATCGAAGAAATGCTCCAGGCTGCAGACGCAGCGATGTTCGCAGATAAGAGGCAGTCTGCTGCCAACCGGTAGCAATCCTGACGCGGCACTGCGAGCTACATTGCCGGCAGCCGCCGGCGGACCCAGTCACTT